GCGGTTTGACATCAACCACGCATGGCTGTGCTTGCAGTCCAAGACTCTGCCCAGAGTTAAGGCCCCGTGGAAAGCCTGGGCGCAGGCGGGACACATCACGCCGGTGGACGATGTGAGCATCCACCCGGATCTGCTGTGTGAGTACATCCAGCAGGCGGCCAGAAAGTACAACATCAAGATGCTGGCCATGGACCACCACCGGTGGACGCTGGTGAGCGAGAGCTTGAAGAAAATCGGATTTGACGCCAACGACAAAAGCCGGGTGAAGCTGGTAAGACCCAGCGACATCATGCAGGTGGAGCCGGTGATCCAGGAGTGTTTTGACCGGGAGCAATTTACCTGGGGGGACTGCCCGCCGCTGCGGTGGGCGGTGAACAATACCAAGCGGGTGCGCAGCTCCCGACAGGCGGGCGTGGACACGGGAAACTTTATCTACGCCAAGATCGAGGCCAAGAGCCGAAAGACCGACCCCTTTATGGCGCTGGTGGCCAGCATGGTGGTGGAGCCCGCCCTCGGCTCCGGGGCGCCGGTGACGCTGCCGCCCATCGGGGCGATCCGGCTGTGAGGAGGTGCGGGAATGAAAATCATTCGACCGGGCATTGCGGAAATGCGGTATCACCCGGAGCGCAGACCGGAGAAGCTTGGGTTTTCCTGCGGGCGATGCGGCTGCGTGTTTGAAGCAGAGCGGGATGAGACTACTCCCGTCAGCCTTTACGGCAATTACGGACGGATATTGGAGACGGAATACACCTGCTGCTGTCCAAATTGTAAAGACCGGCTGACAGCCGAGAGCTATTTTTACGAGAAAGAGGAGTGAGGCCTGTGGGCTTTAACATCTGGCGCATTTTTCAGCCGAAGACAGGGACGGCGAGCATGAAGGAGATCACCTGTCAGGAGCTGGTGGAGGCTGGGCAGGAATTTCAGATCCGGCGGATGTGCTGGGCGGTGTGCGTGAACATGATCGCAAACGCCATAGGCCGGTGCGAGGTGCGCACGTTTCGGGGCGGGAAAGAAATCCGCGAGCGCGAATATTACATGTGGAACGTGGAGCCCAACACCAACCAAAACAGCAGCGCCTTCTGGCACAAGCTGATTGGCAGAGCGTTTGACCGAAACGAGGCGTTAGTGATTGAGACTCGCCGCAGGGACGGATACAGCGCGGTGGTGGTAGCGGACGAGTGGACAAAGGGAGACGAGTTCCCCAGCCGGCAGAACGAATACCGAAACATTGTGGTGGGCGATATGACCTATGACAAGACGTTTCGTGAGGCGGACGTAATCCACGTTGCGCTCAATCACATTGACGTTGCCCCGGTCATTGATGGGATGTATCAGTCCTATTACCGACTTGTGAGCGCGGCCATGAAATATTTCGAGTGGGACCGGGGACAGCACTGGAAAGTTCATGTGGACGACATCGCCCAGGCAGACCCTGATTTTAAGAAAGCTTTTTCTGAGATAATCCAGCAGCAGGTGAAGCCCTTTTTGCAGAGCAACGGGGCCATCCTGCCGGAGTTCAACGGATATACCTACACAAACGAGAGCGGGAAAGGCGAAGGGGACACGCGGGATATCAGAGCCCTTGTGGACGATATTTTTGCCTTTACAGCCAAGACGCTCCAGATCCCGGCGGTGCTCATTGACGGACAGGTGTCCGGCGCGGAGAACGCTGTGGAGCGGTTTTTGACTGGGTGCATCGACCCCATCTGCGACCAGATCGAAGAGGAGATCAACCGGAAGCGGTATGGGTACGAGGGATGGAAAAACGGGGACTATGTACGCATGGACTCCTCCTCCATCCGGCATTTTGATATGTTTGCCAACGCTCCCAACGTGGAGAAGCTGGTAGGCTCCGGCGCGTTCACCATCAACGATGTGCTGCGCGCGGCGGGTATGCCGACGATCAAGGAGCCTTGGGCCGACAAGCACTTCCTCACCAAGAACATCGCGGACATTGAGGAAGCAGCCCGGAGCCTGGAAGCTCAGGAAGGAGGAAACGCGTGAAAGAGAAAAGAATCATGTGGCAGCTGAAGCAGGCTGCCGATCCCGCCGTTTTGGATCTTTACATCTATGGAGATGTGGAGAGCGACTACCTGGACTTTTGGACCTGGGACATTGTGGAAAGCGAGACAAGCGCCCAGAAGTTCCGCGAGGCACTGACCGCCCACCCCAACGCAACCCAGATCAACATCTATATCAACAGCTACGGCGGCAGCGTGTTTGAGGGCACGGCGATCTATAACCAGCTCAAGCGGCACCCGGCGCACAAGACGGTGTATGTGGACGGCTTTGCCTGTTCCATCGCCTCAGTCATTGCGATGGCGGGCGATGAAGTGGTCATGCCAAGAAACGCGCTGATGATGATCCACAATATGTGGATGGGCGTGAGCGGAAACGCGGCGGAGCTGCGCAAGGCCGCGGACGATCTGGACACCATCAACGCAGCCGGCCGTCAGGCCTATCTGGTCAAGTCCGGCGGAAAGCTGGACGAGGAGAGACTGGTGGAGCTGATGGACGCTGAGAGCTGGCTGACGGCGGAGCAGTGCATGGAGTACGGTCTTGCCGACCGGTACGCCGACGAGGACGCCGACATGAGCGGCGCGGCCAATGTGCTGCAGAAGGCAAACCTGAATCTGAGCCAACGGCTTGAAATCCAGAAGAGCCTTGCCGCCCAGCTGCGTCAGCTGGTCCCAAAATGGGACCCCGAGCAGAAGGGCGAGCCCCAGCCCCAGGCAGGGGCTGAACCCACTGCTACACCCGAGCAGAAAAATTCCATTCTGAAACTTTTTGAAAGGAGCTAATCCATTATGACCAACAACGACATTCGCTCCCGCGAGGAGCTGCGCGCGGCCATTCAGCAGGCCGTGAAGGACAACAACACCGAGGCATTTATCACCGCGTTTAACGAGATGCAGCAGCGCATCGAGATCGACCTGCGCGAGGAGTACAGCCAGCGCATGGACGAGATGCGCCAGGAGTTTGACGCCAGCGTGCTGGCCAGCCGGGGCGTTCGCCAGCTGACCACCGAGGAGCGCAACTATTACCAGAAGCTGGGCGAGGCCATGCGTGCCCGCAACCCCAAGCAGGCGCTGGAGAATCTGGACGTGGTGATGCCCACCACCGTTATCGACTCTGTGTTTGAGGATCTGCGCACCAACCACCCTCTGCTGTCCCTGATCGACTTTATCCCCACCAACGGCGCCATTGAGATGCTGATGAACACCAACGGCTATCAGGAGGCCGCCTGGGGCGAGCTGTGCGACGAGATTGTGAAGGAGCTGACCTCCGGATTTAAGGCGGTCAACACCGTGCTGCTGAAGCTGAGCGCCTTCCTGCCCGTGTGCAAGGCCATGCTGGAGCTGGGTCCCGAATGGCTGGACCGCTACATCCGCGACATTCTGTATGAGGCTCTGGCCAACGGTCTGGAGGCCGGTATCATCGCCGGCGACGGCAATAACAAGCCCATCGGCATGAACCGCGATGTGAGCGAGGGTGTGGCCGTTGTGGGCGGCGCTTATCCCGAGAAGGAGGCCGTTGCCGTCAACCAGTTTACCCCCGAGGAGTTCGGCAAGCTGATGGGTACGCTGGCCGTGAGTGAGAACGGCAACGCCCGCCCCGTGAACGGTCTGGTGCTGATCTGCAACCCCGTGGACTACTGGACCAAGGTCATGCCCGCCACCACCCTGCAGGCCCCCGACGGCACTTACCGCAACAACGTGCTGCCCTATCCCGCCACCATCGTCCAGAGCCCCGCCGTCACCCAGGGCAAGGCCATTCTGGGCATGGCCAAGCGCTACTTTGCCGCTGCCGGCACCGACAAGTCCGGCCGTATTGAGTACAGCGACCACGCCCAGTTCCTGCAGGACAAGCGGGTGTACATCATCAAAGCCTATGCCAACGGCATGCCCAAGGACAACAACTCCTTTATGGTGCTGGACATCTCCGCCCTGTCCCCCGCCATCTGGCAGGTGCAGACCGTTCAGGTCGCTGAGGGCTAAGGCATATGGCGGACAGAAATAATCTGCCCGCCGGTCTGCTGGAGGACGTAAAAAACCGCCGCGACGTGACCTGGGACGATGAGGAAACAGACCGGAAGTATTCCGGGTTCATCGCCCAGGGCATGGCCTATCTGAACAAGAAGCTGGGCGAGGAGGCGGACTATACGACCGACGGTGACCCCAGGGCACTGCTGATGGAGTATGTGCGCTATGCCGAAGCTCAGGCACTGGATGTGTTTGAAAATAACTATCAGTCCATGATCCTTGGAGCGCAGCATGATCTGGAGGTGAAGCGGTTTGTGGCGAGCACCAAACAGACCGAATAACGAAATCAGCCAGAGTTTTAACGACGGCGTTCTGACTGTGTATGAGCAGTCAGACGCCGCCAAGCCCGGCTATCAGCCCAAGACCACGCTGACGAAAAAGATCACGCTGCGGTATGAGGAGCGCAAGCTGGGCATTCAGCGGTATTACTCCGCCGCCCAGAACCAGCAGCGCATTGAGCGGGTGGTGCGGGTGCCCAAGACGGCAAAGGTCATCGCCCAGGACGTGGTTATCACAGAGGATAAACGGCAGTACCGCATTGAGCTGGTGCAGCTGGCCCCGGATGTGTACCCTCCCTGTGTGGATCTGACCCTGTCCCGGATCGAACAGATCGCGGAGGTGGAAGGATGAGAGACTGGCATGAGCGCATCGTGGAGGCTCACCTGTCCGTGACGGATGCTGTGAG